TCCACTCGGCGGTGCCGCGATCCGTGGCGACCAGCGATAACGTGACTGATGTCCCCGGCGGGATGGCGAAATAGGCCGTCGTAGCAACGATGGAGCTGTCACCGAAGGCGACGTGTGCCCATACGTCGCCCGTGTTGCTGACAACAAAAGCGTTGCCCGTCCCTACCAGCGCCGTGCGGTTGCTGGTGCCGCTGCTGGTGGTGCAGGAGAGAGACACACCCAGCCCGCCACCCGAAGGCTCGAAGGCGTACGGCGTGATCCAGTAGGCGCGGGCCTGTCCGGGGGAGTTGGCGCCATCCATCAAGCAATCCTCATAACGTTGAGGCAGCAATCCTTGGATTGGCCGGATTGGTTGTAGACGAAGCCTCCTCCGGCACTATCAGCGTTTCTGCCCTGAATGCGAATGTCGCCCGGCGGGCTCGTGAATACGCCGCACAGAGAGAGTGAAACGACAGCGGGAACCGTCGCAGAAGGCCACGTCGTCGTGGTGCTGGCGACGACGTTTGTTCCGTCGGTGAGACGCGCGGCAACACGCGCGCCACTCGCTGCCGTATTGATTGTCACAGTCCCCCAAGCCAACCAAACGCCAGCACTTCCCTGGGAGACAGTCGGGCCAGTGACCCAAGTTCCAGTGCTGCCGATCGCGACATCTGCGCCGAGCGCATTGGTCAGGGTAGAAGAGACAGGGCCTATGCCGTTGGCCCTTCTATACCAAAGGCAGCGCCAGTTGCCCGACCCTTCCGACACGAACTCCGCGGTATCGCCCGCAACTGTCGTGATGTTGGCCGCGCCCGGCAGGATCAGGGACGTGCCATTGTGCGTAAGCGTCAGGGCGTCGGCGAACACGACGCTGCGCTTGATGCCCGACGCCACCGTATCGAACGCCGTGATGCCGGTCGTTCCGGTGATACGGACATAGTTGGAGCCGGCCGCGCCGATGTTGCAGGTGGAGGCGGACGCCACATCTACGCGCACCGCTTCGTTGATGGCCGCGCCTGACATGGCGATCGTGCCCGTGACTGTACCGCCCGTGCGGGGCAGCGGCGGCTTGGTCGCGCTCTGCAGATGGAACGTCGGCGTGCCGGTGGTGACAGTGGCGACGATCACTTCCACGAGCGCACTCGCCGGGATTTCTCCCGCGATGAGCGAGGCCCCATTGGGCCAATAGACGATGCCTGCCGTGAGGCCGTTGACCGCAAGCGTCGGATCCGCACCCGAGTTGGCGTTGGTCGCCTTGAAGGCGAACCGCTGCCCGACGACATAGGCAGAAATCCCCGGCGTCGGCGCAATGGTGTAGGCCGTGGCCGTTCCGGTATCGGCGGCATAGTCCAGCACGGAGCCCACCACCTGATCCGCCCGCGCGTAGTGCGTGAGCGCCGATGCCGCGCCGACGCCCGTATGCTTGAACCCGCCCATGGGCAGGTTGGCCGTCGGGACCGTCTGGCCGTCCTTGGCAATCGAGGCCGTCAGCGCGTCCTCGATGTCAGAGTTGTTCGCGTCGACCTGCGCGCTCTCGATGGTCGTGCCCGACACAAAGTCCGGATATGGCAACGCAAAATTGCCCGCGCCGTCCCTAGCCACTGGCGGCCTCCATCGGTAAGCTGAGCATGTGAAAAAGCTTATTCAGTTCGGCGCCGGGTGTGCGGCCACGTTCGGCGTTGCGCCGTACCTGTACGGCACGCCGTTCAATCATGTGTTCGTGTATGCCCCGCTTTTTGTGGGTGCCATGTACGCCACGGCGATTCTGCAGGCTTACGCTCATGGCCGGTTCTCCAGCCGGGGAACCGCCGGGACAGACCCTCGCGCCAAGGTTTCAGCAAGGCCGCGATAACCTACCTGCGGATAGGCGTTGGTCATTGTCTGGTTGGCGAGGTAGTCGCGAAGCCAGCCCGTGCCGCGAGTGCCAGCCATGGCGCGCGCCAGCACATTAGGAACCGCCATTCCAGCGCCAGCGAGCGCCGCTCCAGGGATGCCGCCCATCGCATACGCGGCAGCCAAAGGGCCGCCCGTGAGCATGGTTTGCATCGTTGCGGTCTGCGGTGTGCCGCTATTGGGAATGGTATCCGCGAGGTAATCCCCAACGCGGGAAATGTCGTCCATTGGAGCGTTGCCACGGGCGAATTGATCGGTTCCGCGTGAACGCCGAACGGCGCTCGTCAATGCTCCCGGCGCCAAATTTCCCGCCGCCCGGCTCTCTTGCGTTCCCGCAGCCGACGCGGCTGACAGTGTTTTCAGGTTGCCCCAATGCTCGCGAGCCGTGCGCCATGCCTCGGCTCGGTCCGCCGGCAAAGAAGCTTCCATGGCGTCATCAAGGGCGCCGCGCATGTCACGCAGCACACCCCGCACGGACGGATTGGTCGCCTCTGCGGCTGCCGTCGACACACTACGGCGAAATTCCTGATACTGCCGCGACGTTAGTTCTGGGAATGCTTGACCCTGCGCCGGGCGTATATTCCAGAAATCATTCAAGCGCCGCGTGACAGCCGGGGATATATCAGACGGCAGAGTATCTTGCGCGTATTGAGCTACTGACCGGCCTACGCGGTTATAAAAATCCGGCCGGAGTTGAACATTCTGGCCTTGCGTGAGTTGATTAAACTCGCCCCCAAGCCGCACAAATGCGTCGTCAATCGTGCCCGGATCGACGCGGTTTCCTTGTGTACCAGTGCGGGCAAGGGTCGCCGTATTTACGGCTTGGCGCTGCCGATCTGCAGCGTCCATCATAAGGTAACGGGAGGTCGGGTATCGGGAAAGCGCCGACTCGACCCCCCGGAAGCGGCCGGTTTCCTGCCCGACCGTCATGGGGATTTCTAGCTCGCGAGCCGCAGCGACAAGGCGCGCTTGCTCGGGAGTGAGGTTGGCGGGCAACGGCGTTACCGCACGACTGCCCACCAGCGCGCCAGCAAGGCCGCCCGCAAGGCGCGCGGGGATCTCGTATGGCGTGTCCTTGGCGTATTGCCCGGCAAGCTCGGAAGCTGAGCCACCAGCGACCGCAGGCACAGCCACAGACGCCGCGCGAGCCCCACCCGCAACCTGGGCTGCGCCGGGGAGCATCATCATGCCGGGGATTGCCTGCACGCCCGCGTCCAGCACTGCGCCCGCGTTGATGTCCCTGCCGAGCCCCAGCGGGTTTTTCAGCATCAAATTGGGATTGTCGGCGGCGTTCACTTCAGGGACGCCCGCGTCCTTGAATATGGTGCGGTTCAGGCCCTGAGTCGTCGGTGTTACGCCACCGAAGGTCATCATGTTCTTAAACACGGCGCCGGCTGCGCGTCCGGCTTCAGGAACGCCAACCTTCTCGCCTAGATAGCCCGCCCCCTGCCTGCCAAGCTCGCCCAACGCAGAGGGAGCGCCCAACACGCCAGTCACGCCCTTAGTGAGCTGTGTGCCGAGCCAGTTGACGCCCGTGTTGACCTTCTCGGCAGCGTTGGAAAACGTGCCGCCTTCGGGCTTGGCGTCCAGCGGGCGCCATTCCTTGCCGTCAAAGGCAGTTCTCTGGCCCTTGTCGTTTGCCGCTACAGGCGCGGGTTTCCATTCCTTGCCGTCAAAGGCAAGAACATCCCCGGCATCGTTGATGGCAAGGTTGCTCATCGGATCATCCGGAAGCCAGGAGGCGGCGGCGGCAGGGCGCTATTGTTGCCGGTCGGCGCACCGGCAGGCGGCGGCATGACCGGCGCGAGAGGATTGGCTTCGCGCCACTTCGCGTAATCCTGCACGGGCGGCAGCGTGAAAAACTCATCGCCCATCGTGGAAAGGCTGGGGACGGTGCGGAGCCGGGAAACTTCCTTGTTGTGCGCTTCGATTGCCATGCGAGATTGGCGCTCGCCAATGTCGATCAGGCGACGCAGCGCGGGCTCGGTCATGGTGGTCTTGCCGCCTTTTGCCATCTCGACAAATTCGCGGTCGGCGTTAGAGAAGCCTGCTCCAAGCGAGCCGCCCATGCCGGCAAGAACGCGAGCCGCCAAGGTCGATTGCAGGACTTGGGTATTCGCCGCCTGCTCGCTCGGGACGCCCAGCAACTCGCCCAGCTTGGCCGTAAAGAGGCGCGCGTCGGCGCCCGTGCCGGTGATGGCCCCGGCATCAAGCAACTGGCGGATCTGGTGAATATTGTTGATTTCACCGATGGCGTTTTCAGCCTTCGGGCGCACGTCCTTGATGTACCTGTCAGCCGTGCCCTTGATGAAAGCCTCAGCGCCAGAGCGATCAAGCGCGCCCTGCTGGCGGCGATCTTCCTGCTGGATTTGAAGCTGTTGGCGGCGGTCCTCTGCGGCCTGCGTCTGAGCGAACTGCCAACGGCGGTTGATGTCTTCGCTGATGGCCTTGTCGGCGTCCGCAATCGACATCTTGCCCATTGAGACAAGCGCCGACACGCGGTTCACAATTTCCGGATCGGCTTGGGGCCTTCCGATTTCCGGGGCGCGCTGCGGCTGCGCGGGAGGGACTGCCGTCCCGCTTCCGTCGGCCATCATCGTTGGTCCGTTCACGCCACGAGGCGACGGAGACGGAGGCGCACCGATGTTGTCGCCCTGCGGCATGGCGCTCGGCGTCATGTTGACCTGAAGCGGCTGAGGCGGGCCGGTCGGACCCTGCGGAGCGGGTTGTCCAACCTGCTGCCCGTACTGCATCCGGTTCGCGTAGCCGTCGCCGCCCTGCGGGTTGTTCGGTGTGTATCCGGCGGGCCGGAAGTAGGCCATCAAAGCCGCCTGACGCTCTTCCGGCGTCTTGGCGTTCTGGAACTGCTGGAACTCGGGCCGGGTCTTGAATTCGTTGGCGTAGAAATCAAGCTGCGTCGTTGGATTGGACGGGTCCTCGCCGCGTGCCTGTGCCTCGCGGATCAGCGCCTCGCGGCGGTCCAGGCGCCACTGGCCCATGCCCACGGCCGTTCCGCCGTCCCCGCCCGGCTTGTTGAAGCCGTAGCCGGGGTCCAGCGTCGATTCCTGCACCAGATTGCCGACCATCAACTGCGCCTGCTCGGGCGTGAAGCCGTGAACGTTCACAAGATATTCGACGTGTTTTTGGCCCTGCTGCCGGACTTGTTCCGGCGCCATCGCCGGGGCGGCCTGCCCCTGCGGAGGCGCACCACCCTGCGGGGGCGCACCATAGGCGCCGCGAAGCGCCAAGCCTGCCTGCTGGTTCACTTCCCGCTGCTGGGCGCTCTTAGCCTGATCTATTGCCATCTGTCCGGACAAGCGAGCGCCAAGCTCGGGATTGGCCTTCGACAGTTTGGCAATCCGCTTGTTGGGATCGGGCTCGGCCAAGGCATCCGCGAGACTGCTGTTGTAGTCTTCGGAGGCCTTCTTCTCGTCCCGGTCGGCACGGTTGCCCATCCAGCCGCCGACAAGCGCCTGCGCAAGCCTTGCGGCCCCCTGCAGCGGGTGTTCAATCGGGGATGAGTCCATGCCCTGCGCCTGCAGCCGCTGGGCGAACGTGCGGCGACGGTCGTAGGGATTGGAGCGACGGGTGCCCGCGATGGTGTAGGCGAGGTTGTTGTCTTCCGGCATGAAGCTCACGCGGCCCCCTTTCGCCGGGCGGCGGCGGCTGTTACCCTTGCGGGGGACGGGAGACGAATATGCGACTTGGAATTGTGATCGTGGCCGCGCTTCTGGTGGGCGCCTGCAGCGGCATAACGAGCGCCCAGCAGGAGAGGCTTTCCGCCGCTCAAGCTGTCATTGCCGAGCGTGTGCAGGCCGGCACCATGACCGAAGCCGAAGGCCGGCTCGCCCTCGCCCAGATCAAGGCAGAGATCGACGGCGAGCGTCGGCGCAATGCCGCGATCATAATGTCCGGCCGGGGAACGGCAGTTTACCAGCCAGTCGGCGGCGGCACGGTCATTCGCTATTAGCGCGCTCACGGCAGCGCCTTGTCGTAGTCGACGTACTTCATGCCGTTGATCTCGATGACCGCGTCAGGCCGGATCTTCTCCACGTCCTGCGCCATAAGGCCGATCTGCAGCCTGCTCGGGTCGCTCTTGTAGGTGAAGGAATAGAGCGGCTGTCCGTCGTCGGTTTGACCGATGCGGCGCACGTTGTCCTTCATGCGAATGTCGGAGCCCATGATCGCCGCGCTCCCGAGGCTGCCAGCGAGGCCGAACAGTCCGCCAAGCGCAGCATTCGAATTCCTCTGCTGGGCCTGTTGCTGCTGGACCTGCCCGGCATAGGCATTCCAGTAGTTCCCGCTCACGTCGGTTGGTGCGATCTGGTAGTTGTTCGTCGGCACGAAGGACGGGTTTTGCACCGATCCCGTTCCGAGCAAGGCGCCCACTTCGTTGATGGGCTGCGTTCGCAGGTTCGCCCGCTCGGTAATCGCCCGGTCGCGGGTCTGGCCTTCCAAGCCGAACTGCTGCGCGGCGGCGTTCCCCGCCTGCGTGTCGGCGCCAAGCCGGAAATCGTTCACGGACCGGCCATACTGGTCCATCGCCGTTCTATAGGCCGGGTCCTGCATGGTGACGCCCTGGTCGGCAAGGCGCTGCTCTAGCTGCGCGCGGTCGCGGTCCATCTGCGGCTGGTTGCGCTGCAGGATCGCGTCGCGCTGCTCGGTCCGGTATTGGTCGTTGTAGACCGGCGCGTTGGGCAGGCCCTCATAGCTGAAGGGTTGGGAAGTCGCGTCGGCAATGCGGCCGGTGTACTTGTCCGCGAGGTCGTACGCGCCCTGCGTGACGCGGGTCTGCGTGTCGTAGAGCTTCTGTTGCTCGGGAGACAACTCGGTCACGGCTTCCCAGCGGGGAACCATGGTGTTGTTGGAGTCGTACTCGCCGCCGATCTTGTTGTACGTCAGGGACCCATAAGGGGTGCGCTGGTTGACGTTGTTCAGAACGGAATTGGCAATCGCGGTCGAGGTGTTCGACTTCGCTTGCTGCTGCGAGACGTAAGCGGGGTCAGGCGCTTGCGGTGCTGAGGCGCTCTTCGAGCCCATGCGGTGGCCTGCTGCGTGTCACGAGCGGCTTTTTCCTTCTCAGGAAGTCGCGGCTCTTGAACGTGTTTCGGTGAAGTCCGAAAACGCAGGCATGCACGTTTTTGGCATAGAACCGGGAAAACGTGCCCCGAGGCGTGAATCCAATCCCTTTCACGAACTCCATCGCGTGTTCGTTGATGGAGGGAATGGAAACGAAGACTTGCTCTACTTTAAATTGATCGAAGGGAATCTTCAACAGGTTAATGATCGTCCGGCGCGTGGCGAAGCGCGGCGACGACGCGGCGAAGGTCATCTCGACGGAGTTGTACCAGGTCTCGCCCCGCACCTGCATCGGCGCCATGAAGTTGTGATAGACGGCGACCGCGAGCAGCTTCGCGTCGGCGGTGTCGCCGTCTGCCACACCCACCGTCTTCATGCCGGGATGCGGCGCCACCCACGGGATGCGCTGGGCCACCCACGGCAAAAGCTGCTCGTCATAACCGAATAGGAGCGTGTGGCGAGTGGTCAAAGGGCAATCCCCGTCGTCACTTCGTATTTCACGTCGAACGCCTGCAGCTTGACGCTGGTCCTGTTGGGCCGGATCACCATGTGCAGCGCCGCCGTCGTGCCGACGCCGTTCACGGGTAGCCAGTCGGCAAAGGGCGTGTCGCTATCGCCCCAGGTCGCCACGTCCCACAGGCTCTCGTCCCATGTGCCGCCGGTTGCAGAACCGATGGCCGGGTACTGGTCGGTCGTCATCGGCGTGCTGTTGCGGTAATCCACGTCAGCCTTGATCGCCACGCCGACCGATGCCGCCGCCGTGAACTGAGGCCGCACGAACTGCATCCGCTTGGCCGACCCGGCCGCGCCGTACTGCTGAAAGCTGGTCTTTAGTTCGGCCCTGATCTCGCTGCCGTCGTCCTGCGATCCGCGCTCGGCCTGACAGACCGTCCCATTCGCCTTGCCAAAGTACAGGCCCTCATTGAACAGGCCCCAGCAGAGCGCATCCAGGCTCGATCCGAAACGGCCATAGGTACACCATGCCCCGGTCTGCGTATTCAGGGCGTATTGCGTCGCAGCATTGGCGTTGGTCGGCACGTTCACGAGGGCCTGCCGCCCTCGCGGATGCACAATGATTTCCCAGCCGGCATTCCGGCCGTACAGCGCGAAATCATCGATAACGCCTTGGTCGATGTTGCTGGTGATCGCCGTGCGCTCCGCAGCCGAGCCGCCCGAGCCCATCAACTGCTTCAGCGAAATGATCCCGCGCTCCGTCAACAGGGCGGCGTCGGCGTCGATTCGCGCCGTTGCCCGGTTGCCCACCGGAGGAGCCGCCATATAGCGCCCGTCGATGCCCCAGCTTGTCGCGTCGGCGGGATCGGTGCCGTGATAGCTCACAATCTCGCCCGTCGAGGAAATGAAGCAGATCAGATCCGCCGTGCCGCTGCCGCCGTCGCGGGAAACCGTGGCGATGGCCTGCAGCTTGCCGCCCCGGATGAACTTGTCGCCTAGCTCGAAAGCCGTGGCAGAGCCGGCGATGCTCGACGTGCCGAGATACCACGCCTTCGTGCTGCCGCCTTGGACAAACCACAGGCGCGAGCCATAGGAGGCAACGGCGATCAGATCGGCACCGGACACGCCCGTCACGCTGGGCGTGGTCCATGATGAGCCGTCATAGTTTCGGTAGGCGTCGGCGCCGTTCACACAGGCCAGAAAGTGCCCGCCAGACGTGGTGAAGTTGACGTGCTGCCAATACCCGCTGGTGAGGCTGGAAACGTCTGCAGAGCCCACCGCACCGCCTGCCGTCACGTCGTAGATGGCGCTTGGCGTCGCGCCGAACAGCTTGCGGGAGGATGGCCCGGCCCATTCCATGAGCGAGCGCACCGGCCCGCCAAGCCCGGTGGCGTGGGTGACGTGCCCACCCCGCACCCGGCCCGAGCCGGACGACGGGAACCAGTTATCGAGGATCAGCGCCTCATCAGGGCGCATTTCCGCAAGCCCCTTGCGAAGCTGGAGGCCGCGCGACGGGAACGGGATGGCGCCCTGCCCTACTCGGGGGCGCGATCTGGCGCGCTTGCTCTTGTTCATGAGCATGCGGCAATTCCAGCGTGAAAGTGGACGCAATCGCGGGTAGAATAAGACGAGCCGCCGGGCGCTTCCGACGCCACAGCGGCTCTAACCACAACAGCAAAAGGAGTGCTGTCATGGCTGGAAAGAGACTGACGCCGAAGCGCGTTTCCTGCAAGGCGACGCTTGCCGAGCGTTTGGACTTCTACACCATCCCAGAGCCCAACAGCGGATGCCACCTGTGGCTCGGATTGATGGCAAAGAACGGCTACGGATTGGTTTCCTGGCACGGGCCGAAATACGCGCACAGAGTGGCGTGGGAATCGGCCAATGGCCATCCGGTGCCTCCGGGAATGCTCGTCTGTCATAAATGCGATGTACGGGGATGCGTTAACCCCGATCACCTTTGGCTTGGCACACACGCGGACAACCTTGGCGACATGGCTGAGAAGGGTCGTTCCCACAAAGGCAGCCCGCTTACGCGCGGTGAAATGCACCACAAGGCTTTGCTCACGGCGCGTGATGTCATAGCGATTCGTGCTGACAGAAGCAGCATGCACGTCACGCTTGCCGGCATCTACGGCGTGTCTCCAGACACTATTAAACAAGTGCGCGATGGGCGTTCTTGGAAGCATCTTCTGCCTACAAGTTCCAAGAACCATCGGGTGTCGTAACTCCATAAGCCATTGTTTCTCCCCCCATATTCAAAGTCTTACGGGGTTGATCTGCGGCCAGAGCTTGCGCGACTTCAAATTCGTACTTGGAGTAGTCCGCTTCCCAATCCAGCGTCTTGGCCTGCTTGTAGCGCCAGACGAGGCCCATTCCCATCAGGCGCTCGTCCAAGATGCCGGTGTCTGTGTCGGCTGCCCATGCCGCCTGTCCGGTGCCGCCGCTCGACTGGCACCAGTTCTTCGAACGGTACTCGTAGGCGATGGTCTGCCCTGCAATCGGCGTCGGCGCCATCAGCCAGGATGTGCCCCGCAAGCAGAACGTGTCCGTGATGGGGAACGTCGTTGTCGCTTTCCACCGCTGCCAGACTTCCGGCGAGACGGGGCCGTAGATGCGCTCGCGCCGGCTGCGATTCCAGAAGGTGCGGTCGATGAAGGCGCCCAGATCGGTCGGGATCGGCGTATCGGTCTGCGTCTCGGCCGCTACCGTGGTGAAGGTCTTTTCCTTGCGAAGGACGCGCCAGTCGCCGTAGCGAGCAAGCTGCTCGCCCTCTTCCTGCGCGAACTCCAGAAGCTGCTGCACGCCCAGATCGGTGGCGGCCACAACCACGCTCGGCTTGGGGATGCCGACGCGAACGGCGGCTTTCTGGATTAAAGTGAGCAGCGACATGTCAGGCGGCCCGGCGCGGCTTCTGCGCGACCTTGCCCTGTGCGGCCATCAGGCCGTCGATGGTCGAGCGCGCTTCGTCCAGTTGCGCCGCCATGGCCTTGATCTGGTCCTCCAGCGTGGTCACGCGCGCCGCGCTCTCGCTGTCGGCCTTGTTGGCGAGGAACGCCTTGGCGGCCTTCTGAAGCTCGGCGAAGCCCATGCCGTATTTCTCGCGGATGGTGTCGGTGGCGCTGGCGAAATCCTCCACGGACCGCAGCCCGAGGTTCTTGGCCTGCTTCAACTGGCCCTTGGTCAGGACCGGCCACGCCTCCAGGGGATGCCCCTCGGTCGTGATGACGTTCGTCGCCTTCCACTTGTCGTAGATCGGCCGGATGTGTTCCCAGAGCGTGGGATCGTCTTTCATGAGCCGGGACACGTCCCACGGCTGCTGATAGTTCGGTGCGCCCTTCTTGCCGAGGATGATGCGGTCAAACGGCACAAGCCCGCCCTGCCCGTCCGGTTTGTGGTCCGTCTCGATGTCGAGAACGAATACGGCGAACTTCTCGCGGTCTTCCGGCTTGGCGTCGAACATCAGGCGGCTTCCTTCTGTTGCATCAGCGCGCGGGCTCTGTTCAGCGCGGCAAGATATTCCGGTGTGGGCGGGCGCGGGTCGCCCTGCTTGGCCTCAAGGCCCACGGCGTCGAAAGTGAGGTTGCGCGCCACGTCCAGCGCGTCGAGATCCCTCAAGGGCGGCCAGCCAAGAGCGGCGGCAATCCGGCGGGCCTCGTCCCGGCGCTCCTCGCGGCGCGACCAGAAGAAATCATCCCAGAACTTCAGGTCGCGCATACGATGTGTGGCGGAAGCTCGGTCGTCGATCCACGCCTCGATGGGCTGGCAATGAAGGCTGCCGGTCGCGTAGCGCAAAACCTCGATCAGCCAGATATCGTCATACCAGAACGGGAAATAGTCCGTCAGAAGGCGGCCGGCGGCGGCCCTCCACTTCTCCGAGATCACAGGCAAGGCCGCGTTATTCTGCAGCCGCCACCACCACACGCCGTCGGGCTTGCCGTGCCACGCGGTCGCGATGGCATCGTCCCACCCGTCAGTCTTGACGGTCATGTCGTCGCCCATCATGGCGTAGACATCGCCCGGCACGCGCTCGGCCAGCCGGTTGACCAGCCCACCCAGCGAAGGCGGGCGAGCCGCAACACAGGGCATCACAGGGAGGCCGCTCGCACGCAGGGCCAAAGCCATTGCGATGGTGTCGCCGTCGTCGGCGTCGATGCCGATGGCGTAGGTAATGGGATGCCTGCCCGATGACTTCGCCGCACTCGACTGGACGAGCCTCGCCAGCCGCTCCACGCGGCCCCGGCTGGGGATCAGAACAGAGATGCGGACGGGCTCGGCCATGCGGTCCTTCCAAGAGAAGCGGCGGGGACCGAAGCCCCCGCCGGTAACGCTTACAGAGTGCGGCCGACAACCGGGAAGTTGAGAACTCCCGCCTTGGCCGACGCGGCACTGACAGACGCCGCCGTCGTGACGATGCCGTCGGCCACGACGAGGGACGACGTGGTGGCATCGTCAAGCGAGCCCCCGGTCGCGGTCGTGGTCAGTTCGACGTGCGGGGCGCACGACGCGAGAACGTTCAGCGTGGTTGGTCCGTAAATCTGGAGCCAACCATACTCGTTGTCGGCGAAGGCAACGGCCGCCACGCCGAGCTTGTCGCCGCGTGCGTCGTTGCTGGTGCTGACCGGCGCCGCGAGGGTCGTGTACGTCTCGTCGAAGACGACGACATCGTACTGCGCGATGGCGGCGGAGGCCTGGACGTAGGTCCAGACCTTGCCGTCGTGGTCGGTGTGCCGGTCGCCAAGGCCGAACTCGGCCGTGGTCGTGGTTGCGGCGGTATTTGCGCCAATGAGGGACGACATGTTGTGTTCTCCTTTCCCTTACGCGGCGTCGATGAAAACGCCCTGCAGCGCGCGATTGCTGCAGACGAGGTTGCCCATCCAGAGGAGGGGGATCACGACGGCGTCCTGGTTGACGGACATCTTGTCGTCCATCTGCGACCAGTCGGCGTCCTTGTGGACGACCATTTCGAGGTAGTCAGTGTTCAGGAAGTACATCTTCTCAGCCGTGGTCGAGAAGTTGCTGTTGCTGTCGAAGACAACATCGGCGGTGTTGTACTTCAGCTCAGGGAAGCCCGCCTCGGCCTTGTCCGCCGACGCGAAGCGCTGGAGATCCTGCAGCGACTCCCAGTAGTAGGAATAGAAGTCGTGCGAGCTGACGATGAGGTCCGGCTTGTCCGTGCCGCGCACGCAGCGCAGCCAAAGGGTGTTCATGTACCCCTTGATGTTGGACTTGCTCACGGCGTTGGACGACGGCGCCTCGTAAAACTGGTTCTTCCAGAAATCGTAGGTGCCGGCGACGATGCCGCCGACCGTGCCCGTGCCGTCGTTCGTGACGATATGGGCAAGGCCGCCCATCTGGTTCGTCAGAGCGCCGGACGAGTAGAGGTCGATGGACTGATAGTTCGCCGCGGTGCGGATCGCGTTTTTGAGCCGCGCCTTGGCGAGGTCAGCGATGCGGTTGCCGCCCGCGTTCATGCGGAGCTGCTGGCCGGACGCGGTGACGTGGATCGCCGCCTGGGTCCAGTCGAACTTGGCCGCACTCAGCACATCGGAAGCCGCCACGTTGAGCGTGTCGAAGCCGCTGAAGCGCTGATAGGTGCCGTTTTCCGCGTAATCGAGCGGGCGGACGATCTCATAGCCGCCGTCGATCTTCTTGATGTTGCCGCGCTTCTTCATGCGCCGCAGAAGTGCGTTGTGATCGCTCACGTTGTCGGTGATTTCCGACGGATGCTCACGGAGCGTCGTGGTGACGATCTCCGTGAAAGTGCTGTTCGGGGATGCCATCTAATGGGCCTTTCGCTATGTGCGCGCCCTGATGTCCGCAGCCACGTGATCGACGGTGTCCCAGATCGACTTGCCCTTGAGGGGCGCCGTCGGCGTGGAGCCGGGGCGCCTTGCGAGGGGGTTGATCTTCGCGTCCCTTGCGGCCTTGGCCTTGGCTTCTTCGGCGGCCTTCTTCTCGGCCTCCGCTTTTGCTTCGGTGTCCCGCTTGGCCCGGATTTCCGGATGCGCGTTGATCGCCATGTCGTAGGCGTCTTCGAGGCCCTTGGCGGCGCCGGAGCGGATCAGCTTGTCCATCATGTCGGTGGCCTCATCGAAGTAAGGCCGGTCCTTCTTGAACTGCTCGATCTGCTGGTTTGCCGCCCTAAGTCGGGCCTGCTCGTCCGCCTGCTCTCGCTCGGAGAGTCTGGTTTCGAGTTCGTGGATCTTGGAATGCAGGGCGCTGGAGGGGTCCGGTTGCCCGGTCACTGCCTGTCGAAGATCAATCCCGTAGAGCCGCGCTACTTCCTGAATACCCTGCATCGGATTGGAGGCGAGCAGTTGGTCCGCTGCCGCCAGCCGCCTGACATACTCGGCGGGTGGAGCCTGGACTTGCTGCAGGCGAGCCTGAAACGGTGCAAGAGCTTCTTCGAAGCTGGATAGGGCCTTGATCCTCTGCCCGTCCGCCGTGATCTTCTCGTGAGCCTCGTTTTCCCGGCGGGCAATACCTGCCTGCACTTCGGGTGGAAACGTGGCCCACGCTTTCTTCACGTCGTCTGGCAAAGACTGCGGCGCGTCGATGGCCGGGCGTGCCGGTTCGGGCGCTGCAAGCTCGGGCTTGCCAGGAACATCGATGCCCTCGGGAGCGCCGGGCGCTGCGACCTTGGGCTGAAACCTTCCGTCTGGACCTTTGACCGGCTCGCGCTCTGCAACCTCGCGGGCCACTCGGTCCATCGTCTCTTCGAACGTCGGCGGCGTCTCGACAACGGGCGTTTCCGCTACCGGCGTCTCCGCGCTTACGTTCTCAATCTCATTGTCCATGCTATCACCGGGTAAGGGGTTAGGCAATCGTCTTGGCGATGCGTTCGGGAACGGCCGACTTGTCGAGGCGGTGGTAAATCCCCTCTTCCAACTTCGGCTTTTCGCGCGGGTTGTGATCGCGCCGGGACTGCTCCGCCCGCTTCTTGCTGTTGTAGGTCGGGGTGAACTCGCCCGGATCGACTTCTCTCACGCCATGCATTTTCATCTCTTCGCGGCGCTGGCTGCGGCTGGTGATCTCCTTGCCGGTCAGGGGCGACTTGTAGGTCACGTCCTTGACGACGACGGGGGAGCAGACGCGATCCGGAGCCTGCATGGGCTCGCCTGTGGCCTTGTCGATCCACATGCCATCGGGGGCCATGCGATAGCGGCTCATAAGCCGAACTCCGCAATTGCGCGCACCGTCTCGCGGCGGCGAACCTCTGCCATGATCTTGGCAACGCCAGCGGTCCACTCTGCCCGCTTTGCCTTACTGGCTGCCTTAGCCGTGCGCTGCTGCAACAGGCGCTGTTCGTCTCTGGCGTCCTGCCAGCGCTGTTCCGCCTCCCAAGCCGGGCGCATCTTTTCCCAATGGTCCACAATCGCCTGTATCTCGGGCGAGTTGTAGTTCCGGGCGCGCAGCCACGAACTCACTTGTCCGCCCCCGGCTTCTTCGCCGCCGCCTGCTTGGCCGCCAGCGCTTCCATGCTGATCTGGTGGCCGTACTGCTGGGCTTGCGCGTTGCTCTCCAAGCTCTCGCGCTGCATCTGCAGTTCGGCCCCCTTCATCTGGACCTCGGCTTGCATCTGCTGTTGCGCAAGCCCGGCCTTGACCTGCTCGACATGCACCTGCGCGCCGAGCTTCTGCTGCTCAAGCTGGTGCTTCTGCTGGGTAAGCGCGGCGTCGGCCTGCATCTTCTCCATGTCCATGCCGTGCTTGGCCTGCGCGCCCTGAATGTCCATCTGGGCCTTTGCCATGTCGGCTTCAGCCTTGACTTTGGCGGCCTCGGCCTTCGGATCAGGCGGCGGCGGTGCGGGCGGCTGTTTGGCCTGCTCTTCGAGGAACTTGGTCCATTCGTCCATGGCCGTCTCAGCTTCACGGCCCAGCTTGAAGTAGCGCGCGAAGGACGTAAGCAGCTTCACCGCGATGGGCGCCGGCATCATGCCCGACTGCACGGCGGGACCAACCGAATCCACAAAACTGCCCATGCCGGTAATGAAGCCGCCGACGTTCTCCTGTGCCCTCGCAAGGTCGGCGCGGATGGTCGAATCCGTCTCAATCTCGATCACGAACTCGCGCCGCAGGTCGCCGCCCTTGAGAAGCTGTATTTGCTCGGGCGTCAACTGCACGCCCGTCATGGCCGCGATTTCCTCGGGCGCCATGATCTCGGCAATCAGATCCGCCATCATGCGGTACAGGTCGCGGGCGTAGCGCTGCACCTGGGCCTGTGCCTCCTGCAGCCGCAGCGAGCCCCATTGCGCCTTAATCTGCTGGGCCGTCGCAGTCTCGCTGGCCTGCGTCGAGCCCCGCAGGATGTCGGCAACGCCGGTCAGCTCGTAGAGTTGGTTCTTGGCCTGCTCACGGGCAACGTAGAGCGTCTCGACCAGCTTGGCCGCGTCGGCCACCGGCATCATCCACACGGCCTTCTCAATGCCGCCCTGTTGCATGGAGCGCGCCGGATCGTCAGCCGCCGCGAGCTGGCCGTCCTCCAGCGTCTCCAGCTTCTCGACCAGACCGGCAAAGGCGCCGTCGTAGAGGCCGCGCCACTTCATGACCTTGACGATCTTGGCGATGCGCTCGGTGAGCGTGTCCACCTCGTCCGCCAGCGGCTTCCAGATCGTGAACTCGCAGACGGGCACGAGGCTGTCGCTGGTCTTCACCGCGTACAGCGGCTCAGGCACGCAGAAGAACTCGCGCAGCTTGTAGCCGTCGTCATTGACCAGCAGCGGGCCGTCTTTGAACGACTCCGCAATGAAGATCTGCTTGCTGGTGGCCTTGTCCCAGATTTCCCAGACAATCGCCCGCTTGAACATTTCCGGCGGGTCTTCGCTGTTGTCGCCGGTCTTGGCCTCGATCATCGTCGCGTCGAGGGTGACTTCGCGCCCGTATTTCGGGCTCATCTCCACCAGTTCGTCTCGCGTCATGCGGTGCCGGAAGGCGACCCACGGCACGTCGCGCCACATCTTCGCCGGGCCGCGCCGGAAGTCGTCCCACACGATGGGCTCGCACTCGATGCGACGCGAGCCGTTCGGGCCGTTCACGATCCGCAGGCGGGTCACGCCACGGCCAGCGAGCTGGCGGTCCTTCACGGCGGCTTCCATGCACGAGTTGAAGTCGTACAGTTCCGCCTGAATCGAGATCGCCCGCTCCAGCGCCATCGACACGGCCTTGCCGTCGGGATCGTTGTCGCCAAAGCGCCTGCGCACGTCCGGCACCGGCTCGCTGTTGTAGAGCGCTGGAACGGTCGTCTGTGTGTTGGCGAACAGGATGTTGAACTGATTGGGCTTGCTCGACCGATAGCGGCGGATGGTCTTGTCGGCATCCTCGCGCCAGTTCTTCTCGTCCTTGCCCGCCATGTCGATGGCCGACATCCAGTTCTTCGTGAACTCGGTCGGAGAGCCAGCAAACTCGCGCTGCGTCTCAATCGTTGCCGAGCCCTGTACTTCTGCCTCGCTCATTGCGCCTCCAGTCGGCGGCGACGCTTGCGCTCCACCATTTCTCGGAATGTCAGGTTGCTTGTGATCGTGCCGTCGGGCTGGCCGACGTAAGTGTCAGCCTTGCGAACCGGCGGCGGCACCGGGGCGCGCAACTGTCGCCAGCCGATGGCGAGATAACGGAAGGCGTCGGCCGGGTTGGACGCCCAATTGTGGAGCGGCCGGGGCTTGAACACCTTGCGCTCCTCATCGAACTCGGCGCGGTATTGCTTCAGGCCCTCGATACCCTCAGCACAGCGCACGCGGTCGAAGCGGCACTGCGGGATGGTCAGGCGCGCGGCCTGGATACCGTCCATCAGGCCGTGAGCGGGCACTAGATCGGGCTTCAGGCCAAGCCGCGTGATTGTCTCGACGCGCGTGCGGCCGGTGCCCCATTCCGTGACCTTGGCGTCGTGCGGTACCATGGCGAAGCCCAGCTCGTATCCGCCAGCCTCCGCGCGCTGGTTCAGAACGTCCACGTAATGCTCGGCGCCGACGCCCGATGCCTCGTAGAAGTCCACCACGTTGATGCCGCCGGCCAGCACCTGGAAAAACCAGATGGCGGTCGTGTCCTTCACGCCCAGATCCCACGCCGTAAAGACGGGTAGGCTGGGGTCCACAGGCACATCGCAGATGCGGCCCTCGCGGTCCGCCTGCGCCATCTCCTTGCCCCAGAAAGCGCCTTGGATGGCCGCTTCGAACGAGCATTCGAACTCCTGCTCGTACTGCTCTGGCGTCATCATCTTGCGGGCGGCTTCAAGCTCCTCCGCCGCCACAAGGCCGGTTTCGGAGGCCCGGAGAAGCACGCCGTACCAGTCGTTGTCGTTCTGGGCTAGCTGCCAGTAGTCGTAAAAGTCGTTGTGTCCGCGCGGCGTGCCGATGATGGTTAGCGAACCTTTACGATCCGACAGGGCTGGTCGGATGATTTCAGGCAGCACTCTGGGCCGCATGTCGGCGAACTCATCAAGCACGCAGTCATCCAGATAGATGCCGCGCATACCGTCGGGATTGTCGGCCCCGTAAAGACGAACTCGACCTCCATTGGGGAGATCAACTCGCAGTTCGCTTTCATTGGCTTCTGCTCCTGGAATGACGCGGGTGAACTCCTTGACGTAGGCCCACGCAACGTCTTTGGCCTGCTTGAACAGAGGCGCGACATAGGCGCAGCGCGGGCTGGGCTTGTCACAGGTCAGCGCCGACCGGATAAGCTGGTTCACGGTCGCCACGGTCTTACCAGCGCGGCGGTGGGCTACGATCACGCGCCAACGCTTGCTCGTCTCATGGTACGGCAGGAAGGCCCGGCGCGGGCTGTAGGGGATGGTTATTCGCTGGGTTGCAGCCATGAGATCGCCATTGCGATGGGGCCGCCCCCCTCGCCCGTCACAGCCTGCGGCACCTTGCCGTCGAGCCGGTCGCCGATTTCCTTGATTGCGGGAACGTCGCCGTTCACAGCCTCTTCAACGAGGGCGGCGGCGATCTTGTCGAGTTTGGTCTTGCCTTTGACGGCAGCGTTTTCCGGTCGCTTTACGGCAAGCCGCAAGGCGTCTCGGAAAGGCTTGTCGATGTACGGACCACGAGGGGCCTTAGGCAAACCGCTAACCTCTTGAGGGGTAACGGTAAAAAACTCTACGGACTGTGATTTAGAAAATGCAAGCGGAAAATAGGTTAAGCCGCCAACCTACGCCGCATGTTCACGCGGGCAAGCATGGCAATCATTGCCAAGTTCATGCCGCGCTCAATGTGGAATGCTGCCCGGCGGCGCGTCACCGTCTCCCGGCAATATCCTAGGTGCTGGGCAATCTCGCCGTCGCTGTATCCGGCTCGGGCCATGCGTCGCAGCGTAGCGGTGTCGTCTGGGGTCCAGGTGCGGTTTCTCATTTGGGTGTCCTGACCTTTGGTGTTTCGGGGGCTGCGCCATCTGTCTGTGAGAGCGCGGCGCGGGCGCGGAGAGCGGCGGCGCAAAGGGCCATTGGTAGTGTCTTGGCTGTCGATGCCCACTCGTTTGCCGGATCGATCATCAGCGGGCCACGGCGCCAGTCCCAAAGCCGGGCGCGACGCATTGCGCCCTCGCCGGCTGCCGAGAATGCCAGCTCGTAGCTGAAGTTCTCCGGCACGAGGCTCACGGCTGCGTCTAGGGAGGTGGTCAGTTTCGATGAATGCTTCCACGTATGGCTGTTGTCGCGGTGCCAGTAAGCCAGCCCGCGCCATGTGTAGCCGAGCGCTGACAGGATGGCCTGATCCAGGTGCATCCCGCCGTTTTCCCGCTCACACCTATCCGCCAGCGCGTTCAGTTCATCTGCTTTGGTCATGCGTTCCACCATTTCCAAATCGCCTTGACGATGTTGGCTCCAAGTTGACACCCGACACCTACGCAAAGCCCGAGGCCCAGCGCCTCCAACATGCTCATGTCGTCACCTTGGGAGAGGCGGAGAGCATGGCGGCATATACGCCCGCCGCAGTGAGCGTATTCATGCGGTTGGCAAGCGGCTTTGCCGACGCGCCAGCCACAATCATTTTCAGCGTCGGCCCCACCGGCACAATCCTCCTGCCTGATGCTTCGATGGCGGTGAGTACGTCTTGGGCGAGTTCATGCGGCGGCTTTTCCGCCTCCAGAACACTGCGGATCATCTCCACCAACTCCATGTTGTCATCCTTGGCCGTCATCTCCGCTTCTCCTGTGGGTGGGTGGTGGCGTCCTGACCTTTGCCTGTGGCTGAATCGGCGCCATCGGTAATCACTTCTTCTCGGTATCAGCCGACGAGCTGACCGACGCGAGGCGCGGCACAAACACGACTTTGATGATGCCGACTGCGATAAACACGCCGACACAATCCCAGAAACCGGGCGCCTGATAGACGTTCGGCAGGAAGTAACCGTAAGTCGCGCCGATGCCGCACGCGGTCCAAACGATCCAAAACGGGATCGCCAAACTGATCGAGAAAAACAGCGACAGAAACCAACCGACGACGGGAATAGCGTTCAACATTGCTCTAAGCCTTTCTGTTCACGGGATGGGTGTTAGCGAAGCGAACCAGATCATCATGCGTTCCCCAAAAGGCTTTGCGGGTGGTCATCACAGGTCCGAGAAGCGCGTAAGCCGCGCCTCGAACTTCAGTTTCACGGTGCCAATAGGCCCGTGCCGCTGCTTCTCCACCAGCACGTCGCCCTGCCCCATGCTGGCGAGGTGATCCGGGCCACCGTTCTTGGCCTTGTCGCGCTCCAGGTAGTATTCCTCGCGGTAGACGAACATCACCACGTCGGCGTCCTGCTCGATTGAGCCAGAGTCGCGGAGGTCGGCAAGCTGGGGGCGCTTGTCCTGCCGGTTCTCCACGCCGCGCGAGAGTTGCGACAGGGCCAGAACGGGCACGTCCAGTTCCTTCGCCATCGCCTTCAGGCCCATGGTGATTTCGGAGACTTCGTTGACCCGGTTGATGCCGTTGCGCTTGGTGTCCGGGGTGATGAGCTGGAGATAGTCGACCACGATCAGGTCGCAGCCGTACTGCCGCTGAAGGCGCCGGGCGCGCGTGCGGAGCGCGGTCAGGGTCAGAGCTGGGGTGTCATCGATGTAGAACGGCAGGGCCTCGAATTCGTGGGCAGCGGCGATAAAGCCGTCCATTTCCTTGCTGGTCAGTTCGCCCCTGCGGATGCGGGCGCTGGAGATGCCGCAGCGGTCGGCCACGACGCGGGTTGCCAGTTGCTCGCTCGACATTTCGAGCGAGAAGAAGCCCAC